ACAAACAAAAAGAAGTAGATTTTCAGTACAAAGATCTGGTATTTGGGGATTTGAAAACTATAATAATTATACAATTACAAATGTCATAGATGGTGTTTTTTATTATAAAATACCTTTTAAGTTTGGGGTGCTTGATTCTGGACAGTTTAATCCAAATATTTTACAAAAAATTGGAGAGGCTGGAGATTATTTAAGTGTTGATCAACTAGGAAACCTAGATATTCTTACAGAAGCTAACTTTTTATTGAAAAATCCTAATTTAAATAAAAATAAATCTACTTGACTACTCTTATAAATTCATGACCGCACTATACAAAGCACTACAATGAGCCAAACTTTAGAAAAATCACTAGATAACTTTACTTGGGAAAACTACCACATTATTTCTGATAATGTGTTGAAGTTTGACGATGTTAGTGTAGACTCTGAACTATCGAAACAAGCGTCCACATACTCGTACTACCATGCGCTAATGGCACTAGCTAAGAAAAAGCTATCTGATGCCGAAACTGACCATGGTCAGTACATGGCAACGCTCCGTAAGAATGTTCGTATTGAGAATACCTCTAAATTAACTGCCAAAGATCTTGATGATGCTGTACTGGCTGACGAAACCAACAAAGAACACCTAAACTTAATCAATGAGCTATCGTTCCGTTACGAGCTATTGAAGGGTTTGGTTAGGGCACTTGAGCAGAAGAAAGATATGCTGCAACAGGTGTCCGCAAACAAGCGTGAAGAAACTAAACTTTACAAATAACAGGAGAACTGAATATGGGTATTGATCTTAATGCGCTTCGTAAGAAGCACGAAGAACTTATGGGCAAGAACAAGGGTGGAGGAGGAGATGACTTCATCAAGAAGTTTTATCAGGTAAAGGATGGATCCAATACCATCCGTATCCTACCATCTAAGACAGAAGAAAAAGAATTCTATGCTGAGACTAAGATCCATAGAATTCCGATGGAAAATGGGCAAGTAAAGAATGTCCATTGTCGCAAGATCCATAACGAATCTTGCCCGTTGTGTGATCTTTATTACAGTCTTTGGAAGACTGCGAAGAAGGAAGATGAAGCTCTGGCACGGCTAATCAAGCCTCGTTCAAGATATTACATGAATATTCTGGATCGAGAGACTAACGATGTTAAGATTCTTTCCATCGGGATGATTCTCTTCCAGAAGATTGTTGGGGCCATGATTGATTCAGACTTTGGCGATATCACTGACATTGAGAAGGGTCATGATTTCAAGATTGTTAAGCATATGGAGGGTCAATGGCCCCGCTATGATCAGTCCCAGCCCCGTCCAAAGTCTTCACCTTTGGGAACAAAGGCTGAAATCGCAAAGGTTATGGATACACTCCACGATATCCATGGTCTAGTCAAGTTGGAAGAGTATGATGAGGTTAAGAGAATTGCTGAAACACTTGCCATTGGAGGTAAGTTGACCCCCTCTGAAAAAGATGCTCCCAACGAAGAATCTGAAGAAGAAGGTGGAGATTATATTTCTAAACTAAGGAGTTGATTAATGAAAAACTTTGTTATTGTTGGCTTGCTTGCTTTTGGGCTGTTTAGTTGTGCTGGCTTCACTTTTGGAAGTGGGCATACTGAACAACCTGTAGCACCCCTTGTTATTACAGAAACTAGTAATGTCACTGCTGAATCCTTGAAAAATCAGCAATCGGTAGTGATTCCAATAGAAACTCTAGGTGGTGATGTTGGGGATGCATTAAAGGGCGAGTTTGAACGGCGAGGTACTCAACCTGTTATTACTACAAAGGATCATCTAACAAATGCCGCAGGTGCTATGGTGGTTACTTTGGATGCTAATGCAACACAAGAGGTACTTTCACCGAATGTAATTAGTTTAATTGCAAATGTTTTTGGGTCAACGATTCCGGGATCAGCACCGTGGATGCAATTGCTGATCGTCATTCTACCCTTCCTATCCAGCCGCTTCCGCAAGCATACTGTAACGGCTGTTAGGAGAATTGTCCCCGGAGTTGAAGGTCCGAACCAAGACGGAAAGGTGCCTGATTTTGATGACTTGCGTGAGGCTGTGATTGACTTGACTAAGGCAGTCACTTTGGCACCTAAGGAATCTCAGGATGTTATTGTTAAGCAAAAAAATCAAGAAATAATGCATGATTGATTTAAATAACTGACTTTTATAAGAGCAGGGATTTACCCTCCCTGCTCTTATTTTTTTTATGAGTGATAAATTAAAAATATTGGTTTGCCCTGCTAATGAAGGCGGTTGTGCTTATTACAGGGCCATAGTTCCATATAAAAAACTTGCTGAATTATATCCTGATAAGGTAGAAGTTAGAATGAACTTTAACCCCTTGGGAGTTGATCCCAGTTCAGGACAATGGATACCTAATTGGCCTTTTGAGGATATGAAATGGGCTGATATAGTAATGGTTAGTAACCTTAGTAACTACGGTGGAAACTATACAGCTAGAATCGTAGGTAAGGCTAAAGAGTTTGGCAAGTTTGTACACTACGATACAGATGATCTATTAACTGATTTGTACAAAGGACATAGATTGTATGGTGTTTATCAAGAGCGAGGGTTAGGAGAAATAACTAAGTTTATATATCATCACTCAGATTTAGTCTCAGTAACTCAACAAAAGTTTGCTAGTAGAATAAAACCATTCTGTACAAAATACTTAGCAGTTATAAAGAATTCAATAGATTATAATCTTCCTTGCTGGAATATGCAAAGGGTTCTGTTGAAGAAGAACATTTGCCGTTTTGGTTGGGCAGGAGGGATTCACCATGAGCAGGATCTCCATGTATTTGCTGGTGTCCCTGCAATGGTTAATCAGCGTGTAGGCCCACAGAATTGCAGATGGGATTTTTATGGGCATCCTCCACCAGACACAAAGAAAGACGATTGGCAAGTATCTGTTTGGAAGAATTACAAAGCTAAGTTCCTAGGTAATATGAAGAGGGACAATAATTTTGGAATTCATTATGCATTACCTACAGATAGATATGGATCATTTTTTACTAATATGGATGTTGCATTAGCACCATTAGAAATGAATGAGTTTAACGATTCCAAGTCTGAGATTAAGGTAGCAGAATGTGGAAGATATCAAATTCCTTTGGTAGCTTCTAATGTTGGGTGCTATGATGAATGGATAATAAATGGAGAGACTGGATACCTAATAGATCATGATGCACCTAAAACTGAATGGGTGCGTATATTGACTAAGATAGCTAAAGAAAGAGATCATCGAGAGGAGATGGGTAGAAGACTTCATAAGCTAACAGAAGAAAATTTTGATCTTAACAAAGTTGCTATAAATAGACTTAAGATCTATGAGCAACTATTGAGGAAACCAATTGAGATAGCATCATGAGTGAATATAAGTATAAGTTTTCTATCATTGTTCCTCATTATGATGGAGTAATCTCTGACGAATCTTTTATTCAAGGTATGCAATGTTTAAAGAATCAAACCTTTAAAGATTTTGAAGTATTGATTTATCATGATGGCCCAACAAGCAGACCCACACCTGATGTAAACATTCCAAACTCTACAATAACTATTACTAAAAAAAGATATAATGATTGGGGTCATTCACTTAGAGATATGGGTATTCGAGTGGCAAAAGGTGAGTACATAGTGCATTTTAACCCAGATAATATTCTTTATGATACTTGTCTGGAAGAGTTGGATAAATTAAGCAAAAGAGAAATTAAACAACAACCAACATCAGAAATTTTAATATTCCCTGTCATAATGAGAGGGATGCAAACAAACGGTTATGTTTTATGGAGAGAAAAATCACAAGCAGACAAGAAGTTTTTGATTTTTACAGGATCACCTGCCATAAAATTTAATATTGATTGTATGCAGTTAGTAATGAAGACTAAAACTTGGCTTGGTTTTGGTGGTTGGTATGATAAATCAGAAAGTTCTGATGGAAATATGTACCAAAAATTTGTTGAAGTTTTTGGTGCTCGATACTGTGATAATATATTAGGGGAGCATAGATGAAAACATTCAAACACTCTGGGGATTTGGGAGATATAGTATATTCTTTATCTGTAATTAAAGTTTTGGGAGGAGGGACACTTTATTTAGATATTGAAGCTGGTAAAGACGATCCTTATTGTCAGCAGCAGTTATCTATATGGGGGGGATCCACAAAATTTAATCGTTCCGGTTTTGATTTTTTATTACCCTTATTAAAAAATCAATCATATATTCACGATGTGAAAATTTACAATGGTGAAAATATTGATTTTAATTTAAACAAAATGAGGTTTACACTCATGAATCAAAACAATCCAAAAAAACAGCATTGTTTACTTAACGCTTATCATGAATCTTTTTCATTACCAGATTACGATGTTAATCAATCTTGGTTAGACTGTGGTGATCCAATTTATTTGGAAAAAAAAATTGCAGTGACTAGAAGTCCAAGATATCAAGGTGCTTATACTTTTTTGGCTGCAAATAGATCTATTATTAGTGAAGACGGTGTTTTCTTAGGTAGCAGAAAAGAGCATGATTTGTTTGAGTGGACTTTCAACACAAAAATAGAATTTTTTGATACTAATTCTGCATTAGATGTTGCAAAAATTATTTCAGGTTGTGAAAAAGTTATTTCTAACAGTACATTTGGGCTTGCGGTAGCAGTTGGGTTACCAAATAAATCAATAATTCAAGAAGTGGACAAAGTAAATAGGTTGACTGATTTCCCTAACAAAAAAAATATGATACTAGTATGATCAATCTTTTAGTCGATGAATGTTATGCATTTGATTATTTAGCAATTTTAGAAGTTAAAAAAAATAAAAATGCCAAAAATTTGCATAATTGGCAGCAATGTAAAAATCACTTAGAGTTACAATTAATAACTTTATTTGATACTATAATAAACTCAGAAGAATATAAAAAGTTATATGAAGCAAATGAAAAAACATTTGATGCCGTAGAAAAAGCAAGATATGATTTAATCTCGGCCAAAGAAGTTGATGATTGTAATGGAAAAAGATTTATTGCTAAGAAAGAGTTGCAAGAAAAATTTTTTCCTGATTCAAGAATAACAGAAAGAAAAACATAACTATGAAAAAAATTATAATTACTGGTATATTGGGGCAAGATGGATCAAATTTAGCTGAGTATTTATTAAATACTCAGGATGATTGCTTCATTTATGGAGTTTACAAAAGAGGATCAAATCCAAACACGGATAATATAAATGAGATCAAAAGTAATAAAAAATTTAATTTAGTAGCTGGAGACATAACTGATCAAACTTCTTTAGATAATATAGTGCAAGATATACGCCCTGATTATTTTATAAATTTTGCTGCTAATAGTTTTGTTGGAACCTCTTGGGGAACCCCAGAACAAGTATTTAATGTAAATACATTGGGTGTTTTAAAATGTTTGGAGGCAATTAGGAAATTTTCACCTAGCTGTAAATTCTACTCAGCCGGATCATCCGAAGAATTTGGTGACACCCTATATTCACCACAAGATGAAAAACATCCATTCATTCCTGTAAGCCCATATGGAGTCTCTAAAACAGCAGCTAGACATTTAGTTGATGTGTATAGAAGATCTTACGGATTATTTGCAATTCATGGTACTTTATTTAATCATGAAGGGCCAAAAAGAGGTATTGAATTTGTTACTAGAAAAATAACTAAAAATATAGCTAAAATATTAGTTGAATTGGAAAGCACTGGAGAAGTCACCCATTCATTTGATTTAGGTAATGTTTACGCTCATAAAGATTGGTCTGACTCAAGAGATATGGTTAGAGGGATTTGGATGATGCTCCAACAAGAATCGCCAAAAGAATTTATTTTAGCAAGTGGAAAAACTAGGACTATAAAAGAATTTGTTCATGCTGCGTTCCAAACAGCATCTATTGACGGAAAGTGGATTGATGATCAAAATCCTTTAAATGAAAAATATGAAATTTATGTTCCAGATGCTTATGTAGCAATAAGAATAAATAAAAATCTTTACAGACCAACAGAAGTAGGCATTCAAAGGGGTGATTACACTGCAATAAAGAACCACTTAGGATGGGAACCACAAATTTCCTTTGAAGATATGGTAAAGGATATGATTGAAAATGATAAAAATACTATTGATTAATCATAAAATAAGTAAACTTTGTGGGATTTATGCTCATGGGGTTAGAATGTTCAATATTTTAAAGAATAGTAAAAAATACAATTTCATATATTGTGAATGTAATTCTTTAGATGATTTGAATGAAAGTATAAAAACTTTCAACCCAAACTGTATAATTTATAATTATACAGAGGGTTTGATGCCTTGGGCAAAAAATATAAAAACGAAATATCCAAATATCCAACATTTAGCATTATGCCATGATGTAGTTCAACAAGAAATTGATCTAGGGTATAAAATAGATGGATTTGATTTTCGAATTGCGTTAGACCCAACTTTGAAAACTAATTCAAAATGGTTTACATCCGTTAGACCTTTATTCGGTTATGCATTAAAAAATTCTTCTAGAAATAAAATTCCAACGATAGGATCTTTTGGTTTTTATTTTCCTCATAAAAATTTTGCACAGCTTATAAATATTGTAAAACAACAATATGAGAAGGCAATAATTAGATTACACATAACAAAAGCTCATTTTTCTAGTGATGGCACTAAAAATGAATTTGATAAATTTAAAATATGGGCAAAAGAAACTCTTGAGAAAACTCAAATTCAGTTGTATATTACATCCGAATATATTTCAGATCAACAACAAATAAATTTTTTGTCTGAAAATGATGTAAACATATTTTTATATTCTCAAAATTTTGGTATGGGTCCATCTTCTGCAATAGACTACGCTGTAGCAGCAGGTAAACCTATTATTATTTCTGAATCGTATCAATTTAACCATGTAAAAACTAAATTACCGTCTATAATAAATACAAATATCCAACATGCAATTGACTCTGGTAATTCTAATGTATTAGAATTACAAAATGAATGGTCAGAGGATAATTTTTTAAAAAACTACGAAGGGATTATTTATGAAGTGCAGAATAGAAAAAAATGACGATTTAATAAAACTATTTTCTTTAGGGAATATTTATGTTTCAGATTTTATACCTATGGAGTCTAATGCTGATGAAGCAGCAAAAACTCCACTGAGTCTTTGTTTATCTACTAAATCAGGATTAGTTCAATTAGAAGATACTGCTGATTTTGATAAAATGTATAAAAGATATTGGTATCATTCTGGAACTAATAAAACAATGACAGATGAACTTCATGGATTAGTAAGAAATATACAAAGTCTTGTAAAATTACAATCTGATGATGTTTGGATTGATATTGGGTGTAACGATGGTACATTATTATCCGCTGTACCAAAATTTATTTTTTCTGTTGGATTTGATCCAGCAGAAAATAATTGCCAAAAAGCATATGATCATGCTAATATTATAATTAACGATTATTTTACTTATAAAGCATATGAAGAAAAAGTAAATAAACAAGCTAAAGTTATAACTTCGATAGCAATGTTTTACGATTTGCCTGATCCAATCAAATTTTGTGAAGATATTTATAAGTCTTTAGATGATAATGGTTTGTGGGTTGTGCAAATGAGTTATCTTCCTTTGATGTTAGATCAATTAGCATTTGATAATATTTGTCATGAACATTTGGAGTATTACTCATTAGAAACCATGAAATATTTATTAGATAAAACTAATTTTAAGATTGTTGATTGTCAATTAAATGATATCAACGGAGGAAGTTTTAGAATTTACATACAAAAAAATATTGCTGATCCTACATTATTTGGTACATCCCCCTATAGAGATGTGTGTAATTTTAGGGTTCAAGCTACATTAAATAATGAAAAATTGTATGACTTAAAAAATCCAGATACTTATTTAAATTGGTACAAAAAATTGCTAAAGTTAAAGGAGCAAACGGTATCCTTTATAAAAACTGAAGTTGCTGCTGGTAAATCAGTTTGGGCATATGGTGCTTCGACAAAAGGAAATACTCTACTTCAATATTTTGGATTAGATCATACTTTAATTAAAGGAATAGCAGAAAGACAACCACAAAAATATGGGCATAAAACTGTAGGAACAAATATTCCTATATACTCTGAAGAGTATGTTAGAGCGCAAAAACCTGATTATATGTTAGTTTTACCTTGGCACTTCATTAATGAATTTTGCCAAAGAGAATCTAATTATCTTTATAATGGTGGGAAATTTATTGTACCATGCCCTAGATTTGAGGTAATAACAAAATGAGATATCCATTAAAATACAATAATTTTAAAAATGTCAGTTAATGTGTTTCCTAACGATCCTATAGGCTATGCGGTCATAAATACAGGAACATTTTATGAGGTTGATTTTTTAGAATGGATTCTAAAAAATTACCCAAAACACAAAGTAATATTAGATATTGGAGCAAATGTAGGAAATCATTCAATATTTTTTGCTAATATTTTAGAAAGCTCAAAAGTAATATCATTTGAGCCAGTCCCAGTCAATTTACATTTATTAAAGTCTAATACAGAAGGTATGAATATTCTTGTAAAAGAATATGCTTTAAGTAATGAAGAGGGCACAGCTAAAGTTTATAATACACAAGACTTTAATTTTGGAGGTTTTACTTTAGAGAGCGATAAATTCCCAAATCATAATCCAGTAGATGTGGGAGTGACAGTTAATAAAGTCACTTTAGATTCATTAAATCTTAATGAAGTAACTATGATTAAAATAGATGTTGAGAATCACGAATTAAAGGTCTTAGAGGGTGCAAGGGATACGATATTAAGAAATAAACCTATAATTTTTATTGAAAATTTAAATCATGGTTATCCTTTGGTATGTCCACCTAATAAGTTTAATAAATTTTTTGAATCAATTAATTACGAATTAAAAAATTCTAATATATCAGGAGGATTTATGGACCTTTGGGTCCCTAAGCAATAACATGAACTCTTATAATCAAGCAGGGCAAGAAGTATGGGTTAGAAATATTCTTAAGGATAAAAAGAATGGATTTTTCGTAGATGTTGGTGCTTATGATGGAGTCGAATCCAGTAACACTTATTTCTTAGAAAAAGAACTACTTTGGGATGGTTTATGTATAGAAGCAAATCCTAATTTTTATGCAAACCTAATTAAAAATAGATCTTGTAAAACTACAAATAAAGCGGTAATGCCTTATTCTGGTTTTTGCGTATTTAATGGAATTAATACTTATCCATCTCAAAATGGAAGTGTTTATAATTCTGTTTCTTGCGATTTATTAGATTCTATTTTAACCTTAGCAAAATGTCCTTCTAGTATAGATTATATGTCATTAGACATAGAAGGTCATGAATATAATGTTCTAGCAAGTTTTCCATTTTTAAAATGGGATGTTAATCTATTTACCATAGAACATAATTCATACTTAATAGGTCCGACACAAAAAAACTTGATATATCATTTAATGTCTTCTAATGGATATACTCGTGTCGTTGAAGATGTTAAATGCCCTACAGGACCTTATGAGGATTGGTATAAAAAAAATAAATCATGATTACCTATATAATTTAGAAAATAGTAACCAACCTCACTCTAATACCAATATGAACTTTAGTCAATACCAACAACAAGCTAAACAATACGCAATTTATAAGGATCGAATCCTATACCCTACACTAGGTCTTGCATCTGAGGCAGGAGAAGTGTGTGGTAAAGTTAAAAAAGTACTTAGAGATTCACAAGGTTTCTTCTCTCCTGAAGATAAAGAACAGATAAGATCAGAGCTAGGTGATGTACTTTGGTATATTGCAGCAGTCTGCTCGGATTTGGATCTAGACATGAACACAGTAGCCTCAGACAACATTATAAAACTACAGGATAGAATGAATCGCAATAAGATTAAAGGATCTGGAGATAATAGGTGAAATTATGAGAAAATATTTACTAGGTGTAGTTATAGCATTAATGGTGGCAGTCCCTGTTCTAATCTCTCAGGTCAGGAGAGGCCGGATTGTTGAGGTAACTCCACAGAGCCATCCAGCCACTACGACAAATGGTTTGGATTACGATTTTGTAGAGTTACAAGGAACTCAAGATTGTTGGTTCTACTACGGTCAGGATCAAGAGTGTGATCTTAAGTTCCTAAGATTCCCTGCATACACAGGCACTGCTCCATTACGGGAAGTTAGATTGCAGTTGCGGTGGCATATAAGTTGGGCAGGCAAGTATGAGAACTTGCATCCAACCCATTTCTGGAACGATCCCACAAATGAGATTGGCAACCCCGGAACACTAAATCCATTGAACGGCCTACCTTGGGGATTTAATTGGTATACTTGGGCTTGGGCAACCACAGAGGGTGGTAATATGTTAGCCCTATCACAACTCCCTAGTATAACAATAGATGACTGCTTCTACGGATATATTGCTCCTTTTGATGGTACGCTAGACTTCCAAGGAGATAGTGGTGGTATAGATTTTACGGAGTGGAGTGTCTGCTTACAGCCTAACTATTGGACAGAAGCTGTTTGTATCATACAGCATCCATTCTATCTACAAACTTTTACAGACCCTGATGGTGTAGTTGAGCTAACATTCAAGTCTGGTGCATTCCCACAGATAGAACATCCTTGGGGCAATTCAGGCATGGCATATGAATTTAATAGTTATTGGGACATATCGTTGGATAAGATCCAGTATGTCACATACTGAAAAAAAAGGTAATTATTGGCTCCTACCAACTCTAATAAGTTGGTAGGAGTTTTTTTATGGATGATGTCCCGCCGCCGATGCGTGTAGCCAAAAAACAAGCTTATCAGTCTAGATCTAGATTTAAAATAGGAGCTGCTATTGCTAGAGGCAATAAGATCCTTTCTGCTGCTCATAACATCATGAAGACACATCCCGAGTTTGGATCAGGTAAATACATGAATCTTCATGCAGAGGGGCACGCCATTTATAAGGCTATTAGAATGGGTTTAGATCTAAACGGTGCTACCATTTACATTTACAGAAAAAACAATAATTTGGCAAAGCCTTGTAAGTTTTGCCAAGCTTTAATTAACAAGTACGGAATCACAAATGTGGTTTACAGTGGAGAATTTAATGGATCAATCAGTTTTGAAAAAACTAAAAAACGCAGGATTGCTGTCTGACACAACTACCGACTTAGGGTTTATACCTACTGGTAGTTATGCATTGAATAAAATCATATCTGGGGATTATACTAAAGGAGTTCCTGTAGGTATGATAACTCAAATTCATGGGGAAGCATCTACAGCTAAAACTGTATTTGCTACTCACATTTTAAGAGAGGCGCAAGCATTGAAATACTATACAATGCTTGTCGATAGCGAAAATGCTTATAACCCTAAGTTTGCTGAAAAATTGGGGTTAAATCCAGAAACTTTAATTTATGCTGCTCCAGAAACTCTTGAAGATTGTTTCAATGTAATTGAAGACACCATAAAATCTATAAGGGAGTCTGATAAGGATACTCCGATAGTCGTGGTTTATGATAGTATTGCGGTAAGCCCTTCTAAGGCAGAATACGAAGCTGTTGGTTATGAAGCCAATAATATGCAGGGAGCAGTAAGGGCCAAAGCCACAGGATCCTGCCTAAGGAAGATAAATCCCTTGATGCGTAAGTACAAGGTTGCCTTAGTTATAATTAACCAAATAAGAAATAAAGTAGGTGTAATGTATGGTAGCCCAGACACAATGGCAGCGGGAGGTAAATCCTTAGAATACTATCTCGGGGTTAATCTAAAGACCATTTCTAATAAGACCTCAGACCTAATTAAGGATGACTCAGGCAAGGTTATAGGCATTAAGGGATCTATAAGGAATACGAAAAACAAAGTATCTGTTCCTTTTAAGGAATGCGAGTTTGAATTAATTTACGATGATGGGATTAGCCCTTTTACAGGACTTTTACCTTTGCTAGAACAGGATAATTTAGTGCAGAGATCAGGTGCATGGTATACTGTTTCTGGCACAGAAAAGAAGTTCCAATCTAAAGATTTTATTGAAATGTTAAAAAATAATAAAGAACAAGCATTTCAACACATACGAGAATTAATTAAATTTATTTAAATAAAGGGAAGAACACTACTATAATTTAAGTAAGGGAACACCATGAGAGAACAAGATTTGTACAAACAATTGGAGTCCCTTATTGATTCTGCTTTTAAGGATCTGTTCAAGGAGAAAAATATTATGCAAACACCTCAACCTAGTTCAAATACACAAGTTAAGAATACCCAAAATACTCCCTGTAAGTATTCCACAATTAAGGAATATACCGAAGCAACTGGTAAAAGGTTTAGAATGACCAAGGAGCAGTTGCAAAGAGGCATTTCTCGTGAGGAAGCTTTTAGAGAGTTTATTCAATCTGCTGACTGAAATGGGAAAGACTTTTAGGCGTAACTCAGAAGATAGTTATAAATATGGTGGTAATAAACGCCCTAAGCCTAAACCTCGTCGCCAACCTCCGAGGGTAAAAGGAGATAAAGGCTCCTCCTCGGAGGATTGGCGAAATACCTTTCAAGAAGTAGAAAAAGTTTTAAGGGATGATGATGAACGAAAACCAAACGAACAATGAACCTTTGGATACCCATTTAATCTTTGAATGGGAGCCTGTAGAATTTTCAATTACCGAAGATGGTATCCCTATGCCATTTTGGCAGTTTAAAGATTTAACTGATTATTACTGCACTGTAAAGATGGCAGAATACCTAGATAATATTGAATGGAGGGCTAGTTATGGTTACGACATATATTCCCAAAACACAACACTTCGCCCAGACACGAATACAGAAGATAGCTAAGAAACTAATTGAGGAAGCCGAAGAGGATAGACAATTAGCTTTAGATGCACACCGTTATTTCAGGGTGCGTGTGGAAGAGAATCCAGCAGACAATGTTTCTAAAGCATTAATGGTGGATTGTCTTAAAGTGGCTCAATCTTCAAAACAATATACAGTTAAAGTTATTACTTTGATGAGTAAATTGAATGAAGAATCAGCACCAGAAAAAACAAAAGCAAGTGGCTCAATCACATCTGTGTTTTCTGAACTGGACAATATGATAGATGAGTGATTCAAACACATACAAGTTAGTCTGTGAAACAGTGGATCTTGTTCTTCAGGTTAAGGTTCTTTCCTTACAAGAAGAACAAGAACTTTACACTCAAATCAGAGAAAAGATATCTAAGATAGAATCTGCTTTTGTATATCACGAATACAAAGAGTTTGTATCTAAGAAACTAATCGTGGACTATGACAAGATCATAGAAGAATATTCGGAAGGTGAAGATTCCGAATCCTATCAAATGTTGATAGCTAATATGTATTTGGCTGTCACATCAGCATATCCACCGCTATCCTTAGACTTTGTTTGCACAGACCTCAATACAGAGAAGTTTATGCAAACGACAAATTTTGAGGAGCCAAATCAATTCTTAAAGAATCTTGCTGCTAATCTAAAATTAAAGTTAGCCAAAGAAACAAAGAAAAAGATTGTCAGACAAGTGAATCCAAACACCCCAAACATTAAAAGTTTGGATGGGTTTACTAAGTTGCAGAAGGATATAAAAGATAAGATTGTAGGTCAAGACCACGCCGTAGAGGTTTTAATCAAGCATCTAAAGTTGATGTCCGCAGGGTTATCTAACTTCTCCACATTCTTCTTTGTTGGTCCAACTGGAGTAGGGAAAACAGAACTTTCAAAGATCATAGGAGAAAAGTTTAGCGGTAATTTCTTCAAAATCAATTGTGCAGAATATGCAGGAGCACATGAGTATGCCAAACTGATTGGATCACCTCCGGGATATGTTGGGCATACTGATAAGAGCCTTTTGAAGGAAAAGGCTGAGATATCTAATAAATGGGTATTTCTGTTTGATGAAATAGAAAAGGCTGATGGTAAGTTTCAAGACTTCCTGCTATCCTTATTGGATGATGGAACCTGTACGGACAATATGGGTAACATATTGGACTTCAGCAAATCGTTATTTATCTTTACATCAAATCAAGGAGTTTCTGAAATCAAATACAATAGTATTGGATTTGGAAAAAACGAGCCTAGCCGAAAGGCCATAGAAAATACTATTTTTGAATCTATTAAAAAGAAGTTTAATCCAGAGTTCATAAATAGAATAGATGATATAATCTTTTTCAATACCTTATCGAAGGAAGATGTGAAGAAGATTGTAACTATTAAACTATCTAAATACCCAGTAGAAATAACTGATCAACTTATAGACTATATTATTGATAACTCGTATTCTTATGAGTATGGGGCAAGAAATGTAGCAAGATACATAAAAAATAACATAGCAACTATATTAGCTGAAAGTATGCTTCAAACATCTTCCAAAAAGAAGCCAATGTTTAAGGTAAACTTTTTAGATGGCAGGCCAGTGGTTTTTAACAAAAATGAAGAAAAGCAACAAAAAGAAACAGCAAGTAAAGTACTGGAAATTCATGTCGGGGGAGAGAATAAGATTACACCCACGAATGAAGTTGGAGGAAAAACTGTTAGTTCTACAGTGTGCCTTAAAAACAATACAAGGCCGATACCCTTCAATAAATAAATTAAGTTTGGTTGATTGGGTTTTGGATAATGTTAAATAATTTTTTTAATAAGAAGCTCACAAAATTTGTGGGCTTCTTGTCTATATAACTAAGAGGGCTTTATGGGCAAATTAAAAGTTATAAGACCAACAAAAATACAGACTTTTAGATCAAGAATTAATGCCATAAAAGCTGCTCGCGGAGGAAGAAGATAATGGGAACACTTAAAAAATTTAGAGATGCCGCTTTACAGGAAAAAAAAGTTACTGTAGAGCCTATTAAAATTATAGAACCAGCCAAAGTAGAGGAAGTAGTACAGGTTAAGGAAGAAATAAAAATAACTAAGAAAAAAGTTAAAAAGGAAGAAGAGTGATTAAAATGAGCGAAAATTATTACAATAATGAATTGATATCAAGTATTTTAGAAGCCAAAGCTGATAAAATCATGGCTGATAAATTAAGAGGCCAAGGTAAATCTGAAGAAGAAGTTAGAAAAGCAGTAGAATCAGAAAGAAATAAAAGACGCTTTGGAAAGGATTATGAAGGGGCTACAGAACAAAGAAGAAAATATCCTTTCCGTAGTAAATCACCTTCTCCTGAAACAGCTAAGGAACCTCTAACTGGAAGAGAGAAAGGTGGTATGAAGCGTAGCCTTAAAAAGAAGCAAGCTGATAGAGGTTCTGGAGGTAGTAAAGTATCTCCAATCCCAGAACCAAAAAGTCAAGACAGACAAGATGAAGGTGTAGAGAAAGCTGTAAGATTACGCCACGAAGCTGAAAAAAAAGGAATATCACCAGAAAAAAAAGCCAAACTCCTCGCCGCCTCCAAAAAAGAATCAGATAAAGTTAGCGCGAGTAGGGAAAGAAGAGAAGAAGTTAATCCCCAAGTTATGCAGCAGGGATTTATAAGAGGAAATGAAGGACGCAGAGCAGCCGCAGCACGCAAAGCAGCCGCAGCACGAGAAGATTCCTCTAATTTAACATATAATGATGTATTATCAATATTGCTTGAAAGAAATAAAAAAAATAAAGCCGAAAAAGATGCAGTCATAGCAAAGATAGGTAGAACAGAGGACGCTACGAAACCTAAAACCCCAGAAGAAGAAGAAAATCTAAAGGTTAAAGCTAAGAAAGCAGCTATGTTTGGAACTGAAGTAAAAGGTCAGCGTCCTGAGGTTGGTGTTCAAGCAGGTACAAAAAGAGGAGTAGAAGCGATTCAAAGAAATCTAGGAAGAAGAGCACTAAGAAATAGGTAATCTCAAAATTCTAATTTAGAAGATAAAAGATACCATTTTGTTAACAGCAACAAAATGGTATCTTTTTTTTACTATATGTTTTTAAAAAGGCTAGATCTAGGCTATTATAAAAGAGTAGCACACGCGACTGTAGCTCAGTCGGTTAGAGCGTTGTTCTTATAAAGCAAATGTCGGTGGTTCGAACCCACCCAGTCGCACAAATCAGGTAGGAAGAGTCAAACCGTAAGGTTGACTGGCAGAACAACCTTCCTACCACCTCTTTCACAATCATGGCCTAGTAGACCAATGGCAGAGTCAACAGACTTAAAATCTGTCAAGTGTGAGTTCGAGTCTCACCTAGGCTACCAATACACGCGCTCGTAGCTCAGTTGGATAGAGCATTTGATTTCTAATCAAACGGCCACAGGTTCAAATCCTGTCGAGCGTACCATGCAAGTATCGTATAAGGGTATTACCTCAGCCTTCCAAGCTGAAGACAAGGGTTCGAGTCCCTTTACTTGCTCCATACACGAGTTCGTAGCTCAGTCGGTAGAGCAACTGGCTTTTAACCAGTAGGTCGAGGGTTCGATCCCCTCCGAACTCACCAACTCTATTTACCAAAAAGTCAAATTAATATGGAAACAGTTGAAATAGTAGAAACACAAGGATTTACAAATCTAGAAGAATTCCAATTCAAGATCAATCATTATCGTAACTACGATAAAAAGAGGATTTTGAAGAATGGAGGGTATACAGTTCTTACTTTTGTTAAGAATGGATTACCTTTTTCTGTAACTTCTAGATGTTCGGCATCAGAAACATATGATAAAAAGAAGGGCATTTATCTATGCTTTGAAAAATATGTTTCTAAATTCTTGAATAAAAAAATAACAAATATTGATAAAGATATGATTGGAACATATGTTGTGTATGTTTCATCTGACGAATGCAAGTATTGATAATAAAAATCATATTAAACTAAGGACTAACTTTTATGCAATGGTATGAAGTAACAATGATAACTTCTGGTTGGGGTAAGCGTGTGGAACTTATTAAAGCATTTACACAATCAGAAGCTATAGATATTGCGAAAAAAAGATGGCCTGATTGTGGATGTGGCGGGTGTAGAACTATTGATCTTAAAATTTAATAATTTTTTGGGAATCTGCGTGACTGAACTACGACTGTATTGTTATAATGGGTACGACCATGCAAACCTTCCTACCCTACGCTGACTTTGTAGAGTCTGCACGCTGCTTGGACTATCGCCGTCTCGGCAAGCAGCGTGTTGAGGCGATGCAACTTCACAATATTCTTACTAATCGCACGACCACTAAAGGTTGGCGTAGCCATCCCGCACTTAAGATGTGGGAAGGGTATGCTCCAGCCCTTGCACAGTATATGAATGTGTGTATTGACGAGTGGGTTCGTAGGGGTTACAAGAACACCATGGAAAAGCGTGATGATAGCAACCTCATCATGCCTCCTTGGTTGAATGACTACAGGATCTGGTACAGCCATCGTGCTAACCTGATTCGCAAAGACCCTCACTACTACTCCCAGTTCAACT